ATGCCTGCCATTGGAGACCGCCAGCATTGGCCTGACACTATTATATAAATCGTCTAATACCCTGCTGGCCTCATCTTCCAGGAGCAAAGTCACTGCTGAGAAGGATCTTGCCGATTTCTCACTACCAGGCCTGGCTATGAAGCGGTTGCCGTTAGCGAACCTCACCGCGAGCTTGGTGTCGGTGCTCAGGTAATCTGATGGCAGCTCTACAGCTCCCCGGAACTCATCGAACTTTAGCATCAACTCAGAGCTCTGGTCTTGTGTCGGAGCTATGACCAGGCCGAAGGAAGGCCGGCGATATATCGATTCATGCAGTCCCAGGGCTGCGCAGGTGGTGGACTTCCCGGACTGTCTGCTGCAGTTTAGTATGATCTTTCTTGACCTGCTCCGGAGGAGATCAGCCTGCCAGGGGTCGGGATGATAGCCCAAAACTTCCTTCGCCCACAAGACCGGATCCGAAGCATAGATCAAATCATCTGCCACGGATGGCATTGACAAGAGCCTCCTTTGCCTCCGGGAAGGGGTCCAGGGCTTGAATGATTACCGTTCGCAGTTCAACCCATTCGGGATTGTTGATGATGGTGATCTGTGGCTGCGCTGCGAGCCTGCCCTCGAGCTCTGCGATGAGCTTGAACTGCTCTCTCACCTCTCGCAGATATGCTACAGGAGCGCCATAGACGCGAGTATCCGCCGCCTGCTCTGCTTTATCGAGGAGCGACAGAGTTTTTTCCCGGATCTCACCAAGCTGCACCAGCAGGACGTCTGCTTTGGCGACCTCCTGAATATCATTTGATTTTAATAATTCTTTAGGGATATGGCTCTCTTTGTGCCTGGCAAGAGCATCTTTCGAAAGTCCGAATTGTCGCGCTATGTCGCGGTATGAATCGCTACAGAGGAGCAGCCTGTTGATTTCTTCAAGATCCTTATGAGCACATACCGTGCATTGCCTGCCCATCGTCGGCTCCTCAGGTGCTCAGAATGATCTGCCCAAGCTCATCGACCCTAAGCGGCTTGACCTCGCCGCTTGCGGTGACTCCACAGAGGATCACATACGCCTCGCCGGTGTCGGTTCCTTCGACACATTTGAATTTGCCATCCGATCTTTTTTTAATAAGCATCATGTTATCGCCTCGCTTGATACTGGTTTATCATAGTTCTGCTGGCTGTACTTTCGCTGTCGCTGCTCTTGCTTTCTCTTCCGTCTGCGGTCCTCGTTCGTCATGTTCCGGAGGATGTTCTGGCGGCTCGTGCCTTTTCTGCCAACCGTCGTCGAGCGTCGCCTCCGTCTGGATCAATGCCATCAAGCCGGTGGTCCTCAGCATCCCACGCTGTGGTGGTCCGCTTCGGTGAATTCCTGTATTCCTCACGGCTCATCGGTTGTAACCTCGGATTTTTGAAAAAATCTGCATCAAGTCCTTCGTTTATCATGCTGCTCCTGCTCCTGGTCTCTTGCCTTCCAACAGGCTTGATAATCGCTCATCAATCCGCTTGATCTCGTCCGCCGCCTGGCCGATCCTCTCCAGGAGGAGCTGGCGGCGCTCTGTTAGTGAATCATCTTCTGTCATACAATCATCTTGAAAAATTGTAACACTGCCTCACTCAGAGGCCGTGGTGTCCACAATGTCCATAATATTACCATTTTTCACTCCCTACCATATTTTATTTTTTTTTTTTCAAAGTAGAGCAGAGTAGGAAACACCCTATATTGTGGACGTTATGGACGGAATGGACATAAGATCCTAATTTGTCAATTTCTGTAGGGCTTCGGCATCTTTTATAAGCGTGATTCCGTCGAATCCCCAACATCTATCATAGTCACCCGGCGTAAAACTTCGCTTTGCGTGCTCTACGGAGAACGTGGTTTGATTCTTCATCGCACTAAGAAATTCACGGCTACCCATGCGTTTTTTGTGGTTAATCCTAGCCCAAACGTTGTACGCACCATACAATTTCTTGCTAGGCACAAATTTGTCGAAGTCTTCTTCACAGCAGTCCTTCAAGAACATGGTGACAGGCTCGGACCGCTCGATATATGCCAATGCCATTTTTTCAGGATCCGAGGTATAGGTGAATCCATTTTCATTAACACGCTTTGCACCTTCCAGCATCCAATTGAAGATACCACTCTTCTCAGCCAGTAGGTCAGCCGCAAGCCTCGGGTTAGGGGTCTGTACCATCTTTCTCATGAAGTCAATTAAAATCCATCTTCTCATATATCCAATGGACTTGTCTTTTGTAGGAGGCAGTTGATTTGCGGAGAATAGGAGTTTTGCCCGGTTCATGTACTCAAAGCCGTCTTTTCCCTTCTTCTCAGCCGTTATGAAGTCGTCGCCGGTCAGCCTCTTGAATGTCTCAGTATTCGCCAAAGCCAGGTCCGGGATGTCTCCGGCCACATTAGCCAGCCTGCCATACAATCCAGCGGTAGCAAACCGATTTTCTATCAAAGATTGTAAGCCGGTTGCTGAAATGTTGTGCGTTCCCATAATCTCGGTTATCACTCTGAGAAACACCGATTTACCCTGTCCACCGGATCCCAAGAGCATGATAGCTTTTTGAAATGGGTAGCCGGGCAGAAGTGAATACCCGCCCGCCTCTTGAAGTAGCACCGGATTAGATTCGCATTCACCAATGAACTTCAGCCACAACTCACATTTAGCCGCCGGGTTATATGCGACATTCAATTTTATTCTGGTCACTCTCTCAGGTGAGAATTTCACGATTTCGAGGGTCTGAGGGTTGATCAGTCCATTATCAACAGCCAACCACTCATCTTTAAAATCATAAAGAGAGTGTCGCCTGATATAATCCAGAACATTTGTTATAAAGGAATTTGTATTTATTCCTCTGAATTTATCATCAATCAGGCAGGCTATGAAATCCTCAGCTTCGACATATACACCGCCTTCATAATAGTAAATGGTCCGGGTCAGCCTGTCGGTCTTTATGTGGTAATCTGCGATCCATCTATCTGCCAGGTCTTGTGCTATGGCAAAAGGCTTTCTTGCGGCGGCTTTCAGTGCTTTATAGGCTATGCCTACATCTTCAGCCGCTTGCTTGAGCTTCTCCAGCTCACCAGATGCTTTGAGCTTGCTGATCTCGGCCTGTACCTCTGGAATTTCTAACGCTTCTTTGCCCTGCTCATGCAAGATCTTGCGGACGTTATCGAGCCTGCCAGTAGCCAGCCCCACATGTGCTTTAAGGTCTGCCCATTTCTTGTTTCTGCACCTGTTATGCTGACATTTGAAGAAGTAGCCGCCGTTTTCACCCACCCGCCCGACGACTGCACCGCGATCAGTACTCTTGCAAAATGGGCATTCTTTCAGAATATATATTGGTCCTTTCTTCTTTGCAATGTATCCGAGCTGGTCAGCTATCTTTTCTGCCAGGTCCACACCATCATTTTGCTTTGGCTCCGGGGTGCTCTCTACCTTCAAGCCTGCCACGAACTCAAATGGGACCGGGATAATGTGCTCCGGGCAATGCAGATACTTGCAGGGCCTTCTTATGGAGCTTTTGCAGTTCATCGAACCAGGAGCCCTCATCAATCGAGCTGGATTGAATACCTTATCATCCACATCAACCAGGTCAGTCTCATACAGCGTCTTGATTCCATTAGTCGCCGCTTGGATCGCAGGCTCCTGGACTCCAGCCTCGACTGGGATGTAAATATGGGCACCGTTGCCACTATCGATTAAGAGATAGTTCTCCTCTTCCAGATTGAGGTCCGCTATGATGTGCCGTGCGAGAGTGATAGCTGCCCCGTGCTCTTCGTCTGTTGAAGCTACCCCTTTTGGCCGGGGCACAATCCGCCCATCCGCCAGCTTTTGGAGAGGATCCAAATCGATCAGGAGATACCTATACCCCAAAACGTCAGTATCTTTAGTTCTCCCGTTCGCCCTGGTCATTGTGTTGTGCCCTCTCTGAACAAGGCTCGGGTTCAAAATTTGAGGGGTCAGATAGATATCGTAGTTCTGCCGCTCTGCGATATACTGATCTGCTTTCGATGGGTCGTCATAATAGCCTACATACTCAGGCCTATCATTGTTGAATATGCATAGCTCAAATACCCCAGAGCCTACGATAGGCATAACAGAAGCCGCCATTATTGACCTCCACACGCGCCATGCTCAAATCGCGCAGACCTCGCAGCCATGATACCGGACGCTACTTCATCATCAAACCCATAATCACGGAGATCAACCAGTTCACCTGCTCCGAAATTCCTGTAAAATCGCCCAGCCTCGTTCTTGTGCCAGCAAACAGCCAAATCAAAGAACTTGCCGTATTTCGGATCGTAATACCAGTATGAAGTAAAATCGGGCACGCCTACAAGCATCAACACATCGTGCCTCGTTAAATCGCCCAGCCTCACCACTTTATCAGTTTCATCGTGGGTGAAATCTGTCGATTTTACCTCTGCCCAGGTTGAAGCCTCCGGTAACCAAAAATCGGGCAAATACCAGCCAGCAGAGCCTAGATCATATCCCTCTTTTTCGTATTCCCATTTAATATCAAGAGCATCGAAATAAACCGCCCACCTTGCCTCCAGCCGTGACCGGAAATGGTATCCTTTATATTGCGTTTCGATGACGTGCCAGGACGATGGAGCAGCAGCGGATTTGCTGTTGTGATAGGGGCACTCCTTGATTTCGTTGAGCCCACACACAGTGCCGTCGGTGCGGCACTGCAAACCATAGCCACACCCCACCGGCCGGCCGCTATCATCCTCCCGCGCTGCTGCGCTCTCGCCCCATATCTCGTAGAGCTGCATCTAGCACCCCCTGCCCACTTTCCGCCACTGCCGCGCCCTTATCGCGTCCGGTGTAGGCTTCGCCGTTGGGTTGGGCCTCCGCTCGGGCAGGGCTATGCATCGCTCGTTTTCACACCTGGGCACCAGATTGCCCCTTGCTCCCAATGGCAGCCATCGAATTGCCGCGCCACATTCCGGGCAAACCGCACCTTCGTATATCGGATGCCGGCCAGGGAAGGTATAGGCGATTATCTTTTCATGCTGCTTGCCCATATTGGAAGAGGGGCCCTGTTTCGGTGGGCGCTTATTCACTTTTCTTATGTGCGTCGATGCTCTCCCCTCTTGGGTGGTCTGAGGTTCACGCCCCGGCGTAGTGGTCCCTGGCGCGCTAGGCATCATCAAGCCTCCTGATGTAGATTTTACCGCCAAGTCTCAGGCAAGCGATCTCTCTGCCCACCAGTGGCTCCAGCTTCTCGCGCAGATCGAGCGGCAGAGATATTGCTCCCCATTCGAAGGCGGCCACTGTGTGCCCTTCCGCTTCGAAAATCCGAATGAGTTTGCCCATGGCCTCTTCACAATCGCCCAGTCTGCGCGGGGATTCATAGAAACTTTTATATTCAATGGTATCTGATAACATCTTGACCGTTTGGGTTGCGGTTCGCGTCGTCAGTCAGTGCCGCCTGGTGCCGAAACACCGGGCAATAATCATTTTCATGCCAATATTCCTCTGTTTTTCATCGCCTCATCGAGAATTGTTCTAGCAGCTTCCCCGAGGCCTATTCTTTCCTGCTCGCTGATATCTTCCAAAAATGCCCGCTGCGCATCGGTTAGCCTGTACGAGATCACATCCCGCATCCTTTCTTGTCTAATGGGTTTTTTTGACATTTTTTCCTCCATGGTGCGTCATTTAAATTCCTATAATAAGAGTATAAGGCCAAAGTATAAATACGTTACGACTCTTATAATGGGGGTAGAGTGATTGAGATGCCAGGTCAAAAAAGAAATGAATTATTGACTGAAACCGAAAGGGAGAGACTGATCAACCGCCGGGACATGGAAGACACAAAAAAACGAACTACCAACGATTCGAGAGTTAAAAAAAAGCTGGTTGCTTGGATGAATAATATGGCAGATGTAAAACTCATTTTAGAAAATTTGCCCGAAGATCTATCACGATCTGCGATTGAGGAGATTAATATTTATGAATTATTAGACATCATCGGAGATTCGCTGGAAATTAAACAATTTCGCAAGGTATCAGTCGATGCCGCAAATCCAGATCTCTGGCAAACGGCACCCTCCAGACCAGCAGAAGAATTAGATATTGCCCGAACGTCACTTTTGGCAATCTTCTACACCGGGATTAGTCGATATCTGTCAGACGGTCCGAGTCTAAAATCAATCTCACTGTTGCCGATTTACGTTGATCCGACCCTTCAGGCCAGGCTGACCGATGGTGAGAAAAGGTCAGTTGAAAGATGCATCGATGCTGTTAAAAACGTCTATGGTCTCGACTTGACGAAAGTGTATGAGCGCCCGCCCGGATGATTCCCTCTCCTTTTTCCGCATTAGTTCTATGACATTTACACCAATTAATTGAGCAATGTACTAGAACTATTTCGGAGCAAAAGAGAGTGGGCTCATATCCCCAACTGCGGGATGCATGCCAAATAAGCTTCCTTCAGCTCCTTCAGGTCGATGTGGTCATAGATATCTATCGCTTCCCGTCTTGAATCGCCTCTAAGCTCCTGGATGAACTCGCGCCTCATCCCCGCCCTTCTCAGGTGCGTGGTGAACCAATGGCGGCAGCAATGTGGCGAGAAGCGATCTTCCATCCGCTCTGACTCGGGATGGTGCAGGCCCACGCGCCTGGCGGCCTCGCCCACCAGCAACAGAACACCACCGCGATCTAGCCGATCACCCATCGCGTTCAGGAACAGGGCCGGAATGCCCTTCTTGTTCCTGCCCTCCCGGACCTTCAACCACCGCCGGAGGATGAATGCTGTCTCAGCATCAAAGAATACCATTCTGTTGCTTCTTTTCGCGGTGGGCTTCAGCTTGATTCTCATCTCCACCAGATCCACATCATCCACATCCAATGAGATCAGTTCGCCTCGCCTTATGCCCGTTTTAGCCAGCAACGCTATGATAGCCTTGTTCCTGATGTCCATCTCGGAATTGATGAGTTGGCCCATGGCCTCAACAGAAATAAGCTGCCTCTCTTGCATAGAATTGTCCTTATAGCGCCTCAGATAGCGTCTTCGGATGGGAAGGACTGGATTGGATGAGACCAGGCCCTCAAACGTCAGATAATCGTAAAATGTGGATAGGACGGCAAAGTAATTCTCCACAGTCTTGCCTGCCACTCCCTTCTCGATCCTCAGATATTCAATGAATCCCCTGAGATGGTCCTTATCAACTGTCTGGAAGTCTACGCCCTGCCCCTCCAGGTAATTCTTGAACACCCTCGGGATATACCCATAGTGCGGGATGGATCTGGGGGACATGCCCCTGAGCTGGCAATCCTTAACAAAATCCTGGATCAGCCTATCCATGTCCATGTTCGCCCATCCGTCTTGACCAGTTTGTAGCCCTCGAGCTCTTCCAGCTGGTTTGTAACCGCCTTCACAAGATCGCTGTCGCGAAGGTCTATACCCAATTCCTCAAGCAGTTTATAGCTGTCCAGATGACCACGAGCTTTGAGGATGTCGACTATCTCTTTGGCATAGCGCCGCGTGCCCTTGAAATTGTCCTCCAAGAACGCTTGAGACCGAAAATGCTTCAACTCGTATTCATATCTCTCCAGCACTATGTTCTTCTGGCGGAGTTCGTCTCTGAGTGCCTTGATATCGGCCTTCAGACTATCGAGTTCTTTGACCATTTCGCGTCGTGGCCGGAACTCATCATTTTCCGCCAGCGTACTCTCCACAATCTCGATAACCCATTTGGAGAGAGGAGTCTTCGCATTCGCCGCCATCTCCGCCCACCGGGCCTTATCTGCATCGGAAGGCATATAGACATGGACATACCTAGATCTGTCAGGCTTTACCACACGCTCACCTGATAACAGATTGTCCTTCTAGTATATAAGTATTTACGCGTAAAACAGCATTCTAATCTACTCCCCGCTATCACTTTTGCCATCGTTCTCGT